ATTTATCAATGTTGCGAAGGAAAACGGAAAACAGCCTATGGGTTTAAGTGGCAATTTGCCACTTGAAATATCGGAGATAGAGAAATCTCCTAAATAAAACACAAAAAGGGGAGAGAACCCCTTCAACAAACACAAAATCAAAGGTGAGAGAACACCTATAAAAAACGCAGGAGGTTATGAAATATGGATTTAAAAACATTACTAGGAGATGCTTATAAGGAAAATATGACGCTCGACGAAATTAATGAAGCGTTAGAAGGTGTGAATTTGGTAGACCCTTCCGCTTTACCTAAAAGTGTGAGTAAAGAGGTTTTCGACAAAACAGCTTCCGAGCTTGCGAAGGTTAAAAAGCAATTGAAAGAATTACAAGAAAAGTCAATGACGGATGAAGAGAAACTGCAAGCCGAATTAGAGAAAGCCATAGAATCACAGCAACAGTACACCAAAGAATTGGCGAAACTCCGAGCCAAAGAAATATTCGTAGAAGCTGGATTAAGTGAGGAGGATTACGAACCTCTATTGGAAGTGGTTGTTACGGGCGATGAAGAAACGACAAAAACTCATGCGAAAAACATGGTTAATGTCATCGAAGCCCAAAAGGTAGCGACAGAAGCAAGTGTTAAAGCTGAATTATTGAAAAAGACTCGAAAACCCCCAGCGGGCAAGGGTAAAGGTGAAGTTACCAAGGAACAGTTTAAGAAAATGAACCTGATAGAGAAACAGCGGTTCGCAAGCGAAAACCCAGAAGTATATAAGGAATTTTTTAAGGAGGAATAAAAGATGTCTGATTTGAACCATACACATGTCATTTATGACAATTTTGTATTAGCGAATGAAATAGAAGACCAGTTTAATTCACATCTCGATTTAATGAGATTCTGCACCGTGGACAACTCATTGGTGGGAGTAGCTGGTGACAAGAAAATAATCCATGTGTATCGAGCTACTGATGGTACTCAAAAATTGAAAATGGGCGCAGGTAATACCAAAAATATTGAGGTAAGCTATGCTCCTGAAGAATATGTAATTACATTAGCACAAAACAGATTCCCTTACTACGATGAGGAAGTTATGAAAGACCCTATGGTGGTACAGGTGGGCTTAGGGCACGCAGCTACTGATATGTTTAATACTGTAAATGGTGAAATCTTTACAGAGTTCAATAAAGCAAGTTTGCGAATATACACAGGTGGAGCAAATACGGCTATAGATTTTGGTTCATTCGCTGATGCTGTAGCATTGTTAAATTTAGAGAACTTAGAAGGTGTTGAAATCTTCGGTTTTGTAAATCCAAAAGATATGGCAGCTTTAAGAAAAACTCTTAAAGATGATTTGAAATATGTTGAATCTTTCGTAAGAACAGGTTACGTGGGAACTGTAGCTGGTGTAAATCTTTATACTAAGAAAGACGCTGTAGAAGGAACCATCGTAATCGGAACCAAAGAAGCTGTTACAATGTTCAATAAAAAGGGCGTAGAAGTTGAGCAAGAAAGAGACGCGAACATTAGATTGAATGAAATTTATTCAAGAAAATATTACTTAGCTGCTTTAACAGACGCTACAAAAGCTGTAAAGATTGTTAGAGGGGCTCAACCGAAGTACGTTTTAACATTTGACGAGAAGAATGATGTGCCTTTAACTATTGAAGTTAAGCAAGGCGACACGGTTATTACACCTGAAAATGGTGGGACATATAAACTTTATAATGGCACATATACGTACAAGCTGACATCTGACGGATATGAGACACAAACCGGGACAGTTGTAATCTATGACGAAGATAAGACAATTGAAGTGACAATGGTAGCAGTAAGTGCGGATTAATTTTAGGAGGTGGAGCAAGTGACTAATGAGGACAAATTGTTACAACTCAAAGGATTATTAGGTATTGATGGGGTAGACGAGGATTTATTGTTGCTTGCTCTCTTAAATATAGCAGGTCAGAAGATATTAGACAGAGCATACCCTTACAACCACACTATAGAGACAGTTCCGACTCGTTATGAGGTGAAACAGTTAGAAATAGCTGTTTACCTCTATAACAAAAGAGGGGCAGAAGGACAGACCGCTCACAATGAGAATGGTATAAACCGAACATATGAAAGCGCAGACGTTCCTGAAAGTCTTATGAGAGGAATAACACCTTTTGTGGGGGTTATAAGAGGTGAGACTGTATGAGAGCGTTAGAGAGAAATAAGGTGCGTTTTTATTACTCGTTGTATGGTGGGAAAACACCTGTTAAGGACGAATACGGAAATGAAACCGGTGAATATGAGGTTTCGTATAGTGAGCCTATAGAAATGAGAGCAAACATTTCGGCAGCGAGAGGTGAAATATCGACTCGTCAATTCGGAGACTCGATTAATTATGACAAGGTCATATCCATTAGTGATTTATCCTGCCCGATTGATGAGCACACTGTGTTATGGGTTGATGAGACCGACATAACTAAACCTCACGACTATTTAGTCGTAAAGGTAGCTAAAAGTCTTAACAACCTATCCATAGCGATAAGTAAGGTGAATGTCCGTGAGTAGAAAAATAAAGCTAAAGCTCTCAGTGAGAGAAATGGACAGAGCCCTTAGAGAGCTTGAAGAACATAAGAAATGGCTGAAACGTAAAACCAATGAATTAGTCGAAGCTCTCACGGAATACGGGGTAGAGGTTGCTAAAGCACAGGTTAGGCAATTAGTTAACCCCGACGGTGAGAACATGTGGTCTACAGGACAACTTGAAGATAGTATAACAGGGGTGTTTGACCCCGCGAGCGGGGTAGGTGTAATCAAAACCGACTTATGGTACGCCGTATATGTTGAATTCGGAACAGGTATTGTAGGAGAGCAACAACCTCATCCTGACCCTATCGAATGGCAATATGACAGTAATGACAGGGGTATTGAAGGTTGGTGGTACTACAACGATAGAGACCACAAATGGCATCACACGTGGGGTTATATGAGTAGGCCTTTTATGTATAACACAGCTAAGATTTTACAGGATGACTACATGGAAATAGCAAAGGAGGTATTCAAACGTGATTGATATAGAGAATGAATTATTTACAAAAGTGGCTACAGTTTTAAGAGATAAATACACTCCTATATTCGTTACTGGAGAATACGTAAAAGCCCCGGCTGAATTCCCTTGTGTATCGATTGTAGAGATGGATAATTATACATTAGAAAGAACTAAGACAAGTAAGAATGTTGAAAATCACGCAAATATCGTATACGAGATAAATGTATATTCAAATAAAAAAACAGGTAAGAAAACAGAATGTAAGTCTATTTTTAAGGATATAGACAGAGAAATGACAGAATTAGGTTTTACAAGAATAATGAGGTCTCCAGTGCCTAATATGGAAGATTTGACAATCTACAGAATGGTGGGGAGATATCGAGCAGTAATATCTAAAAAAGAAAGAATTTATGGGAGGTAAATAATATGGCTATAAGCACATATGGGGTGACATTAAAATGGGGAGAAACCTCAGCAGCATTGACAAAAGTAATAGATATAAAGAATTTCCCCGATTTAGGGGGAGCTCCTGAATTATTGGAAACAACCACATTGAGTGATGAAATGCAGACATTTATTATAGGTATTCAATCAGCTGATGCGATGGCGTTCACAGCGAACTACACTAAAGCTGATTATACAGCCGTAAAAGCCGACGCGGGCAAAGATTTGTATTATTCTTTAGAGTTCGGGGACGAGGGCGACGAGGGTATATTTGAGTGGCAAGGTCAACATTCAGTATATGTAACAGGAGCTGACGTAAACGGTGTAGTGGAAATGGTTATAACAATAGCACCGTCTACTAAACCTGAATTGAAATCAGCTTAAAAGATTAACTTAGATTAACGGAGGAAAATAAATGAGTAAACAGATAACCTTTGAGTTTCAGGGTAAAAATTACACTCTTGAGTTTACAAGAAAATCAATAGAAACAATGGAGAAACAAGGTTTTATAGCGACTGATATAGCTGAGAAACCAATGTCAACATTACCCGCGCTATTTGCCGGAGCGTTTTTAGCACATCACAAGTTCACTAAAAGAGAAGTGATTGACGAGATTTTCGACAAAATGACGAATAAAGAAGAGTTAATAGGTAAGTTAAGTGAAATGTATAACGAGC